TGATGGCAAGTGGTTATATCGTGTGCAGGATTGGTTTATGAAGTACAAGACCCCTGAAGAAAGTTTTACTGACCACGCTCAATTTTTCTTTATCAACAAGCGATATGCAAAGGCGTTGTTAGTGAAATCAGACCCGTATAAGTTTGCTGAGGAGGTAGCGAAGGCAGGATATGCTACTGCTCCTAATTACGCTGATAGTTTGAAGAAGATAATCAAAAAGTTAGAGAGTTATGGGTAGAATATTGATATTATTATTAGCGTTCCTCACTTTGATAGGTTGCAGGACGCGCAAGGTAAACACTACCGAACAAAAACAAGTCCAGAAAGAGCGTATTATAAAGTACAAGGATAGTACGGCTCTTTTTCAGCACAATGCACAAACCTTGCAGCTTGATGCGCACGCCTTGCAAGAATATGAAGTAACCCTTGAAAGTGATAGGGATAGCGTTGGGAATAGTAAGGAGTTGGTGTATTACCGTATTCATGATGGCGATAATGAGACTATAAGGGTAACAGGTGGAAAGGTGAAGATTACGACTAAAAATAGCCTTTCTAATAGCCTAATAGAGGCGAATAGTACCCTTACTAATACGATTACTCAGAAGACTGATGAAAAGCGATATACAAGCACTGAGATGACTATTCTTCATAAAACAAAAGAAGTGAAAGGAATAATAAAATGGTGGTGGGTGGTGGTGGTTTTAGTGGTGATGTGGATAGGTTGGCGGTATAAGGTGTTTCGGTTTTAAGAGTGTGAAACACCATCTTTTCTCCCTTGATTTGGAGGTCTGAAAAGTTGAGGGCTTGAGGTATGGTGGTATCGGTGAAGTCGTAAAAATGTTTGGCTTTATCAACCTCAAATACGGCTGATATAGTCCCTTTTCGCTTAGGATATATATGCGATAAATCAAGGCTTTGCTCATTGATTCCTCCCCCTACCCCTCCAAAAGAGGGGGGGATGTTAATGGTTCGTTCGCCTTGCTTGGTTAGTTGGTATAGCAGTGCCTCGTAGAGTTGCCAAAAGGAGGTGAGAGGCTGACTGATATAACAATGTAGGGTAAGGGTACGCTCTTTGAATGTGTTAGCGTGCTGGGCGTATTGTACACCTGCAAGGGTATTGCTGGTGGTTGTGAGGTGCTCTTTTACTTCGTAGGTGGGCAGGAGGGTGTTTTGGGTTTCTTCGAGTATATAAATGCCATATTTGGACAGGTCTGTACCGTCTATAGTGAAGCCTGAAGGGGGCAGGGTGGCATTGGGGGCGGTGTAGGTGTAGCCTTGTAGGGGGGTGGTAGTGTCGTACTCTTTGCCATAGTACTCTGCCCAATCGTTTGAGGGTAGTTTTTTAAGCAGGGGGTAGCAAAGAAGGTCTTTTGAGGTGTCTTTTTTATAAAGTTTCTTATTTTGCTAAGATTGTATATTTTTATTTTATTATCAGGGTATATAAGTGTTAAGGTTTCTAATGTTTTATAATGACCTTGTGCAAGTTTAGACCTTAATGCGTAATACATCTTTACTTTGCTCACCTTTATCAAAACGTTCGATAAGTCCGCCGTTTTTACTCTTATAGTATTCAGAAAAGCTAATGCTGTTATATCTTTTTCTTAGTACTATCTCATTGTCTGCTGTAGAAGCTAACATACCTTTATTAGCCTCAATAAAATAAGGCTTTGTTTTCCAATTCTTGAATCGGTCTTTGTTATCGGATACCCATTGCTTATAGTTATTTGGTACTTCGGCTACGTAATTAGACGAACTTTCAGGGGGCAAAGTTTCATCGGCTTTGAGTTCCTTGATAAGCTCTTCATCGGTTTTTAGCAGGGTGATGATATGGCACTTGCATCCTACGTGCCAGCCGTGAAAGTGAAAGGTTTTGGGGTATTTGCCTTTCAGCTCATCGCACATATCATAGACTTTGTGCTGTGGTGATAGGCGTACCTCAAAGCCTACAATATCGGGGTTTTGCTGTATGCGCAACCAATCGGCGGACTTATAGGCTACATTGATTTCGTTGCTGGTAAGGCGCAAAGCGTTTTTATAGGCACTTCTATAAACTCCTTGCCCAGGGTGATAGTTTTGAGCGTTCTTGCTTAGCACGAGGTTGCCGTATTGGTCTCTGACCCTTCGGAATAGGGCGGTAGGATTGTTCAATAGATTGCGTACCTCACGGCTTAGTTGTACGGCACTTTTGCCTTCTTTGGTGGTACTTTCTACGGCAAAGGATATGAGGTTGTTATAGTATTTTTCATCTATGTAAATAATCTTTCTTCTTTTATCGACTGCTACCTTGATGAGGGTATCAGGGTCAATGCTGAAGCCGTAATCTTGTCCGTAACCATAAGGAAGTGAGGTATCAAACTCGCCCTCTTCCCAATCGGTGAATATGACCCCTTCGGATACATCAGCCCAGCGACCTATGATTTTTTGTGCGTATTTGGTTTTGTTGAATAGGGATTGACTGAATTTACCTTGCTCATCGGTGGCTTGTGCGAGGCTTTGGGTTTTGAAACTTGACTACTACATAAGATAGCATACCTCCGTCTTTGTCTGAATAGATTACTTACTCTTGTTCTTACATTGTTGTAAGTGTTTTTAATACGGTCTGCAAATCTTTTGAACATAATTAGCTGATTTTAAGTTATTAATATTAAATAAAAAGAGGCTGCAAGTGTGGTTACTTGCAGCCTCTATAGGTTTTTATTGTTTGTGTTATATAAGTTCTTCCTCTTTTACAAAGTTATCAGTTAAAGGGGGGCGATTTTCATCAGGAATGCTCGTCTTTCTTGATGAGGGTTATCAGTACCGCTTCGGCTTCTTTGAAGCTGTTGTGGTACTGTGTGTTTTTGTCGGCAAGGGTATGCTGACGGAGGTAGTAAGCTACACTGCTGCGGGCTACTTGTAGATGATGCGCTATTTCTTCTTGTGTGCTGCGAGAGTGCTTATGGGCTAATCCGCAAAATAGTTTCTTTAAGTCTGATTGGCTAAATTGTTGTGTGTCTGTAACTGTTTCGAGGGCTTTTTTTATATTGTCAAACATAGGAATTAGGGTTTAGTGATTAAATTTTCAATTATTTGCTTAAACTCCTCAAAGGTGTAGCATACGGCGTAGGTATGCTCCAGTGCGATGACTTTCTTCTGAAAGTCTTTTTGATTTTGCGTTTGGCGATTGCCTTTTACTTTCATTTCGATATAGAGGCTCTTCCCTTGTGGAAGGAGTACTACCAAGTCGGCTACCCCTGATAATACGCCCTCTGCTTTGAGGAGTTCATCAAAAGGCGTTAGCTCTTCATAGATTTCTCTTTCTTTTGCCCACTGATGAATAAGGGGCACGAGTTCTTGGATTGTTAAATTTGGTGTATTCAAAATCTGTTGTTGTTCATTTTTGGGTGTTTTTGTGTTCGGTTTGTCTTCGGTTAGTGTTCGAGTAGTGTTCGGTGTTTATTGTAGCGATAATATTTCCGATAGTTCTTTGCCTTCTGTGATGAGCCAGTTATAATAGAATTGCAAGGTTACTTCTTGTTTTACACGTAATATCTTGCCCTCATTGTCTGCTTCTCCTTGCTGAAATAGGCTGATGAGGTTTTTTGCCGTGGTAAACTCTTTATTATCCTTGGCTACGGCTTGCTCGTGTCGAAGCTGTTTGTCGGTTTCACTTCGCATTAGCTGCTTATCACGTTCTGTTAGGGTAGCAAAGTATGGTTTGAGTACTCCTCGCTTTTGTAGGGTTTTGTATACTTGTGCGGCTGGGAAAGGCATTGCTTTTGTTTCTTTGTACTCCTCAAAATGCTCATTGAGCAAACGGAGCACGTTTTTTTCTTTTTCCTCTTCTGTCATAGTATTTTGATTTTTGGGTAATTGTGAAATGTTAATGTTATGCGTTCGCTGAGTGTCTTGCAGCCATTGGCGATATTTTCCTAAAACTGTGCAGACGTAAGACACGTCAAAGAATTGAAAATGCTCTGTCACGTCGCCAAATTCCCCACTTCTATCCATCTGAAAGGATTTGTATATCTCTTGAAAAGAAAGTCCTGAAAAACGGCTGAAAACAGTATTCCATATTTCCTGCTTTTGCAATGGGTCAATTTCGCCTTTTACGCCTACAAGTGCTGCAATGCGGGTGAATAGCAGTCCGAATATAGGAGCGATTGCTTCGCGGTCGAGGTTTTTAAGGAGTGGGTATTGGTGTCCTGTTTTAGCTATTGCCAAAGGTGTGAGTTCCCCAACCTGTACTATTTTGTCTAATATCCTCTGCTGTTTGTCGTCCTGCAACGTAGGGAGGTTTTCCGCTTGGTGGTGTGTAATGGTTTGTGGGTGTGATGATATTTCCATATTCGTCGATGATTGTTTGTTGTGGTGATTGTAAGGGGGCTTGTGTGTTATGTAGCCAATCAGCCTCAAAGCCTTTCCACTGTTTTTGTACTATGATGCTCAGTACTGTGTTTATATCCTGATTTGTTTTTCGCACCTGCTCAATGAATGTTTTAAAGGCGCGTTCGGTATTGATGGCTTTTTTGGCTTTACGTATTTTGAGCCACTCGTCTACAAGTTCAGGAGCAAAGCCTTCTGATAACATTGCCTTTCTGAAATTGAAAGGAGGGGGGGCGGGCGCAACTGGGGGGGAGGTTTCTTTTTGTGCGTTTAAAGGCTGATTGTTTTCCTCCTCACCAACATCTACACTTGTGCTTTTTTGTTTCTTTTTTTCTAAAAAAGAAATATTTACTTTACTTTTCTTTATAGGCGTTTTTCCCGAATTTATAGCTATTTCTTCGGAGTTTATACCTATTTCTTCGGAAGAAATGAGGGTATATTCGGAAAAAACAATATTTCTTCTGGACGCTTTACACATTGCTAAGTACCTTTCTTGTACTCCTTTTGAGGTGTAAACGCCCTGTTCAAACATCTCAGCAGAAAATAATCCTACTTTCACACAGTAGTCTAAGACCGCTTCTATAAACTCAACTTTATCCCCAGTTTGCTCTGAGACTATAAAGCCAAAATCTTCATCGTTAAGCACGTAATATCCATTGCGGTAGATAAAAGCCAAAACGCATATATAGACGCTCAATGCTCGCCCCGAATGATTTTTGATTAGTTTCCGAATCTTGATGTCAGAAAATATGTCCACATCTAAAGAAAAGTAATTGAAGCCTTGTTTTACGTTTCTTCCCATTACTTTTGTGTTTTAGGTGTTATGTACTTGTTAAAAAAACTCCCCTTGCCCTTAACTTGCTCTCTGGACAATGGCACGCCAAATAATAA